AACGTCAACCCTTTGTCAAGAGAAAAAAGACATATGGCATCAAAATTCGATGATATTTTAGCGCAAGGCATTCGTGCTGGTCAAGTTCCTGCCCGAACACAAGGTGCAAGGGATTGGTTTAGAGATAAGGCAAGAGGGACCAGTGCCACGCCAGAGAGCGTTGTACGGGGTGAGAAAGCACGATATAAGAACCGTGTGTCTATGGGTAAGATGTATCTGTTTAGTTATGACGCAAAGACAAAAGCAACCCTACCCTATTTCGATAGATACCCGTTGATCTTTCCAGTAGATTCAGCCCCTGGTGGTTTCTATGGCATTAACATGCACTATCTACCATACCGTCTTAGAGCGCAGTTAATGGACGCCCTATACGAATTAAGTAGTAACAAGCGGTACGATGAGAGAACAAAGTTGAGATTGAGTTATGATATTCTGAAGGGTGCATCTAAATATAAGCTATTCAAGCCTACTTTCAAACGCTATCTGTCAAGTCAGGTGCGATCAAGGTTTGTAGAGATTTCTTCATCCGAGTGGGATATCGCCCTGTTCCTACCTCTTGAGAGTTTTGATGGCGCTTCTAAGAGCAAAGTATGGGCAGATTCCAGAAAGATGGTGCGATAATGGCATTCAATATTAATCAGTTTTCATCTCAAATAGCTAACAAGGGTGTGAGTAAGGCATCACATTTTGAGGTCAGAATTTTCTTTCCCGATACACTTATCATTGGTGGTCAATTTGCGGGTGGTTTAGACCCAGAACTCACGCTCCGTGCCGAAGCTGCTTCTATTCCTGGCAGGAACACTCAAACAATTGATGACGCAAGAGATGCCACAGGACCAATGAGGAAGCTAGGATATACTCCAATCTATGCTCCTATGGACGTCACACTGCTATGTGATGAGAGATTAAATGTCAAAGAAAAAATGGAATCGTGGATGGATATCATTACGGGTAATCACAGAGTTGCCGATAATGGAGAATTCAGCACGACGAAACCGTTTAATCCGGGCTATTATAATGACTACATTGGAACCATACAAGTTGTTAAATTAAATGAAACCGGACAGCAAGTCACGACAACAGAGCTATTGGAGGCATATCCGCTTTCAATAGCGTTGATGAATCTGAGTTGGGAAAGTCAAGAACTGCAAAAACTACAGGTTCAATTTCAATATAGATACTATAGACAACTACAACCCTCTCCAAATTTGAGAAAGGTTAATACTGAAGACAGAAACTTCGGATCGTTTGGTCCAGTAGCAGAAGTACCAACCACTGGACCTAGAGGATTACCATCCAGCTTTTAAAAAGGATTAGATTATGGCTTTACCATTATTAACGACACCCGAATATGATATTGAGGTGCCATCTACAAAAGAGACAATCACTATCAGACCCTTTCTCGTGAAAGAAGAAAAGGTGCTTCTGACTGCACTAGAAGGTGGCGATGAAAAAGAAATCGTCAAATCTATCAAGCAGGTTATGAAGAATTGTATTCAAAGTGATATTAAGATTGACGCTTTAAGTTTTTTCGACTTTGAATATATTTTTCTGATGATGAGAGCGAAGAGTGTTGGCGACGTTATTGAACTGAACTTAGAACACCATTGTGGTGAAATGAACAAGGTTGGAATCGATATCAATAGTATTGAGGTAGAATTTTCTGACGATCATAGCGATACGATCAAGCTGAATGATGATATTGGTATCAAGATGAAATATCCAACCATCTCGAATACCGATATGTTTACGGATGCTAATGACATCGATAAAATGTTTCAGATTATGGAAACTTGCATCGACTATGTTTATGACGACGATAAGGTATACGATGAGTTTTCAAAGAAAGAATTAAAGACCTTTATTGAAAGCATGAACAAAGACCAGCTAGAAAAGATTATGGATTTCTTTAATACCATGCCAAGTCTTGAACATCAGGTCGAATACACATGCACGAACTGTGGTGAGGTGCAGAAATATACGTTGAAGGGTATCTCTGATTTTTTTATGTAAGCCTTAGTCATGATAGTCTATTAAATCACTATCATACTAATTTTTCGCTGATGCAGCATCATAAATACTCTCTGACAGAGTTAGATAATATGCTACCCTATGAGAGAGAGATTTATGTGCAGTTGTTGATGAATTACCTTAAAGAAGAACTAGAAAAACAAAAAGCGAATCAATAATGGCATTACCAAATTTAAATAGAGATGCATCTTTTTCAGATGTAGTGCGTGAAAGCACTGGTATACAAAAAGATCAAATTAAGCTTGAACTTAAAAATCTTTCGACTTTGGGCGAAATTAAAAATATTTTACACGATCAATATCAAGCTCAATTAGATTTTAGAGCAGAACAACGAGCTGCTGCCGAAGAAGCACGTCGTGAAGCGTTGAATAAATTAGTACCAGAGAAAAAAGAAGAAAAGACAGGTGGTCCATTCAAAGGTGATAGTACCAGTTCTTTTGGATCTTTAACAATTCTTGCTGGTTTGTTTGCATCTCTAACTGGTCTTGACGATGTTATTCGCACATATCAACTACCTAAAACAATTGCTAGTCTCAGTGCGGTTCTTAAACCACTTACTGATTCTTTTAAAAATTTCACGAAATCTATTAGTGTATCGGTTCTTAATAGCAAGTCATTTGCTAGTTTCAGTGCGGTAATGAAATCGCTTACTGATTCTTTTAAAAATTTCACGAAATCTATTAGTGTATCGGTTCTTAGTAGCAAACCATTTCAAGCAATCAAAAACTTTTTTGAGCCATTCTTCAAATTTTTAGAGAATACCAAAAAGTCCTTGAGTTCGTTTAGACCTGCTTCATTTACAAAAGCACAATCTACTTTCAAGTCAGTTGGTAATTTTATGAGAGGTTTATTGAAATTTCTAGATAATGCTAGGATTTATGTTGGTGTATTGTCGCTTGAAGCATTCGAGAAAGCACAGAAAGCATTTAAATCGTTTGCAGACTTTATGAAACCCGTAACGAATTTTTTAGTTGCTACTGGTAAAGTCTTAATGAAAAGCGATATAGTAGCAGGAGCATTGAATGCAGCAAGTAGAGCAGTATCTAAATTTACAGGTTTTCTATCACCAGTATTAAATTTCTTTAAAGGGACTTCACAGATTGCTGGACCTATTTCAAAAATAATGCCAATTTTGAAATTAGGAGGTAGACTTTTCATTGGTCCTATCCTGGCAGTAATTGATTTTGTCCAAGGATTCATGAAAGGATTTGGTGGTGAAGATGGTAGTTTTGTAAAAGGTTTATTTTTTGGTTTTACAGAAGTCTTTAAAGGATTTGTCACATACCCACTAGATCTAATCAAATCGGGCATCTCTTGGTTATTAGGTAAACTCGGTTTCAAGGTAGCAGAAGATGCACTTGACAGCTTCACGTTCAGCGGAGGAGTTGATAGGTTCGTTGAAGGCATCACTGACGATCCACTTGGCATGATTGCAAAAATTGCTACACTTCCTTTTGATATTATTAAAGGAGGTATTTCTTGGGTATTAGGAAAACTTGGATTTAAAGGTGGCGCAGAAGCATTAGATAACTTCTCATTCGGAGATACATTCGGCAGTCTAATCAAGGGCGACTTTGATCTCTTTGGAAAAGTTTCTAAGTTTTTCTCTGATATCGGTGATGGCATTTCAAAGATTTTTGGTTTTATTCCAAGCATGAAAGAAATTAAAGCAGCAATATTAAATTCTTTACCAGACTGGGCATTAGAAGGTTTAGATAAACTTGGTTTACTAGATGATGACGCTAAGAATCTTCTTGAGGTCAGAAGTAAAAGTAAAGAAATTGCTGAAAAACAAAAAGAAATAGAAGAATTAGAAACAAAAAAAGAAAATGCCAAAGCTGCACCAGGGATTGCTGGCATTTTTAAAAAGAGCAAAGAAGAAGTTCAGGCTGAAATTGACGAAGAGATTGCTGAAAAGAAAAAAATGCTTGCAAAAGATCAAGAAGAACTACGTCAAGCAAGGGGAAGAGTTTATGTGGATAAAATATCTGCTGATGAAAGAACCGATGAGCAACTCCGAGCAGAAGTTAGAGATAACAGTTTAGGCTCTATAAAATTTCAAGCATTACAAGCACGGGCAAAATCTACCAATGATGACATAAGGGGTTCGGCAAAAGAAGAATTAGCTGAAGCGAATAGAAAACGTCAGGAAGCACAAAAAATATTGGAAGCAAGAGAACTTCGTGAAAAAGAAAAAGTAGAGAGACTCGAAAAAGAACAAGCCATGAAAAAGGCTGAAGGTCAGATAATTCAAGAGTTAGGTGATGGCAATATATCTATTGGAGAAGCAAAATATAGAAGATTGAAAGAATCTCAAAAAGATTCCTTAAAAAATTCATTAGTAAACAATAATCAAAAAACTGGTGCAGCAATTGATGCTGCAGCAGCAGCTAAAGCTGCTAATCAAAATCAACAGGTCAATGTTGTATCTGCACCACAGACTGATGCTTCAACTACGAACAACATTCAAACGACCAATGTTGCACCTGGAGCAGCGATGGCTAGAAATCCAGACTCATCATATAGAATGGGGACTTTCAGGGCGTTATAAAAAAAGAGGGGACCGAAGTCCCCTCTCTCATTTAGTCTTCAGCGAGACTTTTGAAGAATGACAAACTCTCTTCATCATCCTCATCGTCGCTAGACCAAGGTGCATCTTCTTCTGCTGCCTTGGCAACCTTCTGTCGTGGTGGAGGGGCAACCTCCTGTTCTTCACGCATAGGTGCTGCGTCAGTCACACCCAGAACCTTGTCCAGACGTGCTTTCAACTCACCATATGACTTGAAGTTGCTTGGCTTCAGGAAGTCAGCAAGTGAGTGCTGCTTGTTCCAGATTGCCTCAATATCGTCATCGTCATCAGAGATAGGTGATGCACTATCAAACTCTGACTTATCATAGTTGCGATAACCTTCGAGGTTACGAATCTTCAACTTGAAGTCAGCGCCTTCCCAGAAGTCAAATGGGTTCATTGGATCCTCATCTTCAAACTGAGGCTGCATTGCTTCTTGTAACTTCTGGAAGATCTTAGCACCATACTGATACAAGAACACTTGCCCCTCATTCTGAGGGTTGGCAGCGTCTTTGACGACAAGAATGTTGGAGTAGTATTGCAACCGCCGCTTCTGTTTACGAGCAATCTCTTTGTTTGCTTCGATACCAGAGTTCCACAGCATAGAGTTATGCTCGGATACGGGGTCTTTGTCGTTGATAGTGGTCAACGAGTTTTCGATATACCAACCACCTGGACCTTGG